CTGCTTTTGGCAGGCCTAAGGAGGCATAGTCTATCGACTAGCAGATCAGATAAGGCTCTGACCACAGCCATGTGGAATGAGGAAGTTTGGTTTGCATCGAAAAGATAAACCTCTCCGAAAAGCAAGCTCCAAAGCATTATAAGTAGTAAAGAAATTGTGATGATTATTCATCATGAACTTCTTCACTACTTGATAATGCCACATTCCTCTGAGTATCAAGCTCAAGAATTAACTTCTCTAACTTGTTACTCAGATAGGCCCTTGCCCGTTGAGTTTTCGAGTGATTTGACATATTCAGAACCTTCGAGATATCATTAGGAAGAAGTGTAAAGTCTTTAAGACTTACCTTCATCTTATAATATTTCTCAGTTTCCTGAATAGGGTCACTTGATACAGAATATTCAACCTGTGATAAGCTTGATGCAATTTTATGCAAAATACTTATCAATGGATGATATCCTATATTAGGATTATCACTTTTGAATTTTTGATAATAATCACCCTGAGCATAGGTATTGTAGCCCTTAATCTGCTTAACAATGTTATTATGGATAAAATCCATAGTAACGTGTATAAACAGTTCAAGGATATACTGTACCTTGAAATCTTCAGATGTTGAACATCCAAGATTTCATATCTCAGAATTGATGTATTTATCAAGTTTTCAATGAAAATCAACATGCCAGTTATCTTTTCAAGGATTAATTGAGTAGTAGTACTTATTAACTAACTTAGTTAGATAGTAGGCCTTTCTACTTGGTCATCCTTTAAAGAGACTAGCACAAAGTGCACTTCTTGCACTTTGGGCAGAGAAACGTCAACCCCTATCTTCACATTGTTCAATAAAACCTACTATATCTCAATATTGAGATCTAGCATGTTTTAATTGTCCAATGGGAAGTGGAGATCACTCTTCACTATTAATGAAAAATCTTTTAGCAAATTCAAAGGAAGTTTCACTTCTCAATGTCTTTGTTAAATTAATTTCCATTCCTAATGATTCAATGATTTCCTTATAATGGGTTGACGGTTCAGTACCAGATATCACTATATCGTCACCTAGTAATATATATGAATCACTAGGAGAATTACTTCTTCTTAGTGACTCATACACTATTAGATGATGTGTCAGTGATAAGAGTGCTCATGAGGCATAAGCTCCCATTGGTTGACCTACACTATAATTGATGGTTTCACCATCCCTTGTAGTAAAAGGAAAACTAGTGAGAATGCTCATGTAATCATTTGCTTTGTCATCTGAACCTAACATCTTTGACAGAAGTCTTTCTTGTAAATTACGAGGAAGTCTATCTGTTGCTGATGTTAGATCCATTGAGTAATACATATCCTCCTTTCGGAGTCTATGAATCACTCCAACTTGATCATAGGTTCCATCTTGTTTAAGAGTACTGATCTTCAACATCAGTTGTTGATGCAGTGGTCTTAAAACAACTTGGGACCAATAATCAAGTATGGCAATGACTCTATTCTTTCCTTCCTTGTCTTCAACAACTGTGATCTTTCTAACTATGTTAGAATTATCACAAAGTTGTTGTAGATCAGGAGGGTTGTGAATATTGTCAACTCTC